TTTTTTTTTCATGCTCCACCACCCACCGAGATCTACACTCACTTCATTGCACAAGAATCCATACTATAGAAATAGTTATAATATCCAACTTGAAGATCAAGAACGCTTTGAGTGGCTTCTGACCAGTAATTGTCCAGAGCAGCATTTAGATAATGATAATGATTCGCTGCATGAATTTGATCTGAAGCACACCAAGGATACATCAGAGCAAAGTCCTTACAGGTTTCTGGAAGTGCGCCATAGTTAGGAACCACAGCCAAACATCCTGCTGCAAGAGACTCGATTGCAACCAGACAAGAAGTTTCTAGATATGTACTTGGATATGCAAGAATGTGTGTTTGTTTTAATGCTTCTCGAATTTCATCATTAGACACAGTGCCGTGATAATTGACACAATCCAATTCTTCCAGTCGAGCATACAGATCTTTATACTCGGGAAGGTTGTCTTGCTGATCACGACCATATAGCTTAAAACTGGAATAAACATCAAGCTCAAAATCGTCGCGCTTATCTTTAAGAAGCCTAACCACAGATTCTAAGATATTTAATCCGCGATGGGGTGTAGAGAAGTAGATAATCTTCTTCTTTCCATCCTTCGGCTTTTCGTGTGGTTCAATTGGCTCGATGCAATTGGGAATTACCATACACTGATCAAACGGAACACCGAGCTTTTGATGAAAATCCCAAAGAGCCCAATTACTCGGAAAAACTAACTTGCGAAACATCTGTCTATTTTTTTCGTGAGACAAATGCGCTGACTCTGGATCTTCTGCAAGATCGTGAAGCCAAAGAATTTTATCTCGGGAATCATTCACATGATTCTCACGAACTCTCTGGGGAACAACCAAAAACTTTTCTTTCAAATCATCGTCAATTCGATCCATGACTCGATTGTAAATTAACTCTGTCCCACCCATAGGTTCAGAAGAATCTTGGTTAATACGAAATTCAAAACCATCTTGTGACATGATATTATTCTCCTCATCAATTCATCATGATGAAACTATATAGTCATCTTTTTTGTAGCAGAATAAAAAAAGGGGGGGAAGCGATAACACTCCCCCCCCAATTTAACTCAATCTAGATTAGAGAAGATTGAATCTGCACAAGACTACGATAGTCGGTTGATACCGTACTTCGTAGAACCGTTAACGGCAACATCCTTGGTAACTTCCCAATTACCATAAGCCTCAACAGTCTTACGGATGGTTGACATCGTAGCACTAAAGTTCTGCACGCCAAAGCGCGCACGAGCCTGTGCCGCAGTAAGGGTACGACCCTCGCTGAGATAGTCAACAATCTTTCGTGTCTTAGAGTTAGCTGCAAATGCCATATTTTTATTTCCTCTTATTGTCGGCTTCAAAAAAGTTTTGTAGAAACGCCGACCCAATCTACAAAACGGTTTAAAAATCTTTATCGAAAAGCCATCTGATCATTCAGAACTTTGCGATATTTATCGTCTTCTTTAAAGTCCCACTAATATATAGTCCTTCTCAAAGCTGGCCCATATTATACACCACTGAGATTCAAAGTCAATAGGTAAAATGATTTTTTTTTTTTATTAGTTGAATATACCGCACTTTAAAATATAATATGCATCCACAACATCATTTAATGGACTAATTATATTGTCCGAGCTCGTTGTCAAGGAGTCTTTCAAATTAGATTCGCCGTTCTCCTCAACAAATTGATTATACATATCAACCTTTGATGCTCTTCCTGAACCTGTTGCAAATTTCTTGACTGTGGTAGGAGCAAGTATATCACAATGAATTAAAGCATCCCACAATTTATATTTCAATATACCAGTATTTTCCGCTATATTGAAAACACGACCCGTCGAGCCAAAAGAGTATCCCTCCAAATAAACCTGAGTCACTTGATGTTTAGTCAAGACCCTCAAAGCCCATGATGAAATATCGTCATATCTATCTATTTCAGAATCCCAAGGTCCATGATTACTTCCATGAAGATTACCCTCACTAAATGCCTCGAATCTAGTCAAATTTGAACGAAAATACATTTCTGTGCATTGGTAAGAAAAGTCACCCTTTTCTGTATCGTAAACACAAATAGCTGGGGAAGTTAAAGAATAGTCAATACCTGCTAAAACAGGCATTATTCTAGTTCCTCTTCTACCCTATCATAATCAACGTTGTAGAAGCCGCAGAACGGGCAATATCGAGCCTGTTCCAAAAAACCGTGCGTATTTGTAAAAACGCTATATTCGGTACGACACTCTGCACATTCTAAATTGATTTCAACAACCTCTTTTTCGTATTCTTCGTCAAATGGAATAGACATTAGATAATCTCACATTCTCCGCTTGTACATGCCATCGTCTGCGAACCGATTGTTTGATCGGATTCCTCATACTTTCCAAGCTCGGTCCAATCCAAACTCTGTGGCATGTTTTTGTTTAATTCAATATATTTCCCCTTGTCAATCTCCATGAAAGGAGCTTGTTTATATATATGATCTGTATGGGGCAGAAACGAAACACCTGTTAATTCATCAAAGTGTTCATATACCCATGCACCAACCTCAACCCATTCATGTTCCTTCACGGTCACTGTACCCGATGGATTGTGTTCACACCAATGTTGCTTATACGCCAACCACCTCTCTAACTGTTCAATGGCAGAAAGATCAGTAGTGACAACAGAGTCCTTTGGAGCAGAAACTGGAAAAGAAAATACATGATTGTGGTCTGGAGCAATAATATCATCCTCAACAGGAACTCCCTGATCAATCATAAATTGACTTGCCGGATCTTTTTTGTCGGCACGAACCGTGCGAATATAGTATGGCGAAAACCTTGAATGAATACCACTTGCAGAATCAACTAAAACCGAAACCGTTCCAGAAGGTTTGACTGTCGTAATCGCAGTTGATTGTGGAATACCAAAAACCTTCGACCATGCCAAATTAGTTTCAATCGCAACTCCCTTGAGAATGGTAAGGATCTCGGCGAGATTATTCCTCTTACCATTAGTCAGCTTGTTGTCCATGATACCAGTTAGGCTGACACCCAACAGTCGCTCCTCTTCAGCATTCTTTTTCCAGTCTGCACGAAGATACTTAAACTTGGTCAGAGTAGACTGCATAGTTCCAATAATCGTTGCAATCTCAACCTTTCGTTCAAGATCTGCAAGAGTATCTGATTCGCGGACAACTACCTCAGAAAGATTACAGAATCCATTTGGACGAAGGATAATTTCAGAGCATGGGTTTACACCAAACTCATAATCAATATCTCGTCTTCCGTTTTCTGCTGCTTTTTCTTTAAGAGCTTGACGATTAACAATACCACGCTCACCACTCTTGGAGTTATAAAGCGAAAGCCACTCTGCCATAAACACACCAATATCAGGCTTTTCTTTATATACCGCAGAGTTGTTTGAAAACGAACGATGTTGCTCTGTCGTATACCACTGTCCTGTCTTTGCATGACGCATTCGCTCATCAGTCAAATCGGAAAGAGAAATCAAAGCTGCACGACGAACCCCACCCACCACAACACAAGATGCCACATGACACATAAGATCATGACACTCAAGAGAAGTTAACTTTCTACCTGACGCCTGCTGGAATGTATTAATAAACGAAACAAAAGTCTCCACCAAAGGTTCTGGACCAGATGCGCTTCCACCAAACACCTTCAACGGTGCGCCAGCAGGACGTACATTGGAGGTATCAATATTAGGAATCTGACCCGTATAGAGCATTGCCACCAATTCCTTGAGTGCTTTTGCCCATCCGAGCTTACTGTCTGCAACGATGATAGTTGTGTCGGTCTGATGAAACTCTTCAGCCACCAAAGGCAGCTTATTAACATGCTGCGTCTCCACAGAAAACCCAACACCTGTGCCGTTCATCAGAATATAAAGAGCCTCATCGAAAGCGCGAGGAGAATCTACAGCAACAAACGAACAATTATAACCTGCAACATTTTCTCGTTCCAATGCAGGACCGGCTGTCATTAAGGATCGCATGGATGGCATGACTTCCATGTTAAAGATTGCATCGCGAATATCCTGCTTAACTCCTTCAAGAGAACCTTTTGTGTTTTCCTTAATATGACCTTCAAAAAAATCTACATAACGATCTACAGTTTCATCCCAAGTCTCCCGACGACCCTTTTCAGGGAGCCAACGCGCATAACGCGAAGAGTGGATGTATTGCTGCAAAACTGTCATCTGAGGGGTTGTCATTATTCGTCTCCTACAAGGTATTTCCATGATACCGGGAATTTGTTTTGAACAGAAAGGCTAATCAAATTAGCAATTTCTCTTGTTTCTTTTTGAGTGTCTTTTGCACACCTGAGATTACATACTCGGGCAAATGCGAATAAAGACCCCGACCAATACCACTCAGTCATAAGACTCTGTGGTAGAACCATCCGAGCCTGTTCCGCACAGACTCCTGCATCAATCAGTTCATTATATAGGGTTACTGCTTTCTCGCCTAACCGATCAACGGCATCATCTACAGACAATTCGTTAATCAAAAGCCACAAAACTTCTTCAGTCTCAGAAGACCCTTGCTTTTTATTCTCAGGGTTAGCACGCCAACTCTCTGGTCGGAAAAGCTCTGGTTCTGTTTGTACATATCTCCGCGATACCTCGTTCCAAGTTAACCCCACCTGATGCTTGACTAACTGCCTTGCAACGAAAATTGGAGCCTTTATTCTAAACTGCAAAGAGCAATGTCCAAACGGAGTCCAGTGATTATTTTCCGCAAGAAACTTAATCAGCTTTTCATCTCCACTCGAAAATTGCTCTACATTTTTATTAAAACTTACTCTGGCTGCATTAACGACTGTCAAGTCGCTTCCCATGCAATCAACCAACCTCACTTCACTCGGTGTCAACCGTTCCATTATATACTTACCTTCTTCCATGCGTTAAACGCAGTCATCGCCTGCAAACCTGAATAGGTGTTTGTATTTATTACTTCTTCGATTTTGCTCGCGGGGACTCCCGCAAGAATCATATCGTTAATGTCCTTTTCCTTAATGGTTTCGGACCAAATACAAATGCGATAACCTTCGTCAATAATTTGTTTCATCTTTTTTACGATTTCTCTGTTTCTAGGCTCATTATCAAATACGATAATACACTTATCTTTTCGGACTTCAGATTCCAGTTTGGAAAAATCAGAACCACCCACTGCAATTGCATTGTTTAGAAATAAAGAATCAATCGGACCCTCAACAACATAAACAGAATCCCTAGAGTTTCTTTTGATTTTATCAAGACCAAATATCATTGGTGCCTTTTCATTCAACCGAAATGCAAGATAACGCATTTGCGTAGAACTATTGATTGCTCTCGCAGCAATACCAACAAGTTCATCATCTCGATTGATGAAAGGCAAAACAACTCTTGGTTGATTTCCTCTAATTCTGTCTCGATATATCGGGCTTACTTTTTCAAGAACCTTGTCATCATGAACATAGTATAATCGCTCCAACATCGAATCTGGAATTCTACGTTCATTGATAAACTGATGCACGGCATGGTTCTTTGGAATTCTATCAATGCGTTCTGCACCAAGATTTTCCAAAAAAGAAACATCACGAATTCTTTTCTTTTTCCTTTTTCGTTTTTCTTTTTGTTCTTCGTAATGAGTCTTTTTACCAAATCCTTTAAGCATATAATTTTTGTATAACATCCCATCAATATGCTTGATCAAGTTGCCAAAAGATCTCGTGTCTCCACAATTGTGACACTTGAAAACAAAGATATCTCTATCCTTTCGTGGATACAAGTATCCACGCGCATTGTAGTTATTCATATCAGAGTAACCCAACAACGGACATCGGAACGTGGTATGGTAGTGTCTTTTTTTCTTGAATTTTTATATTCTGGACGACCAAAGCACCGAGATTTTTACTTCTACTTGTTTTCTATGATAGCAGAATTAG